ACTTCTGACACTATCTACGGTGTTGAGACTGTTCGTTCAGAAGGTGGTATCATCATCGCTCTACCTACTGCATAAGCATAGGTAACTAATAAGGTGGGGCTCTTCGGAGTCCTGCCTTTCTTTCTAAAGTGCATTAGTTCTAGTGTATTTCACAAAGAAACATCTATAGGAGATTGTACATGGCAATCTATCGTGGCATAGGTGGCGCAGGTGATTCAACTACTGACGCTACAGTTACAGCCGTAACAGAAAAAGCCGTTGATGCTGCTCAATCCGCTACGGAGGCTGCAGCATCTGCCTCTTCAGCCGCTTCTTCAGCGGCTTCTGCATCTTCATCAGCAAGCAACGCATCAACTAACGCAACATCAGCAAGTCAATCAGCTACAGAAGCTGCAACCTCAGCTACAAATGCAGCAGCATCAGAAACTGCAGCAGCTACTTCGGAAACAAATGCAGCAGCATCAGAAACTGCAGCAGGTAATAGTGCTGATGCTGCTAATATATCCGCTAATGATGCGGCAGAGTCTGAAGCCAACGCAGCAGCCTCAGAGAGCGCAGCAGCAACGTCTGAATCTAATGCTAGTGGTAGTGCTACGGCAGCAGCTAACTCGGCTACAGCAGCCTCTAACAGTGCTTCAGCAGCATCTACGTCAGCTACTAATGCAGCAGCTAGTGAAGCAGCGGCAGCTACATCTGAAACAAACGCTGCAGCATCCGAGACAGCAGCCGCAGGGAGTGCTTCTTCAGCAGCTACGTCTGCATCTACTGCAACTACTCAAGCAGGTATAGCAACCACTAAAGCGTCTGAAGCATCTACGTCTGCTACTAATGCTGCAACTAGCGAAAGTAATGCAGCAGATTCAGAAAGTGCTGCAGCTACGAGTGAAACTAATGCAGCTTCTTCAGCAAGTGCAGCAGCTACTTCAGCAACAAATGCATCTAACTCAGCCTCTGCTGCAGCCTCTTCTGCATCAGCAGCTAGTTCGTCTGAATCTGCAGCAGCTACTAGTGAAAGTAATGCAGCAACAAGCGAGACTAACGCATCTAATAGTGCGTCATCTGCTGCTACGTTTGCCTCTACTGCAACTACTCAAGCAGGCATAGCAACTACTAAAGCGTCTGAAGCAGCTGCATCAGCTACTAATGCTGCAACTAGTGAGAGTAATGCGGCAGATTCAGAAAGTGCTGCAGCTACATCAGAAACCAATGCAGCTTCTTCTGCTAGTGCAGCAGCTACTTCAGCAAGTAACGCAGCTACTAGTGAAAGTAATGCAGCTAATAGTGCTACATCAGCTAGCTCATCAGCTACAGCAGCAGCGTCGTCTGCTTCGTCAGCGTCGGCTTCTGCAGATGCAGCATTGGCAGCACTAGATAGTTTTGATGATCGTTACCTTGGACAGAAAGCTACTGACCCTACTGTAGATAATGATGGCAATGCTCTTGTAGCAGGTGCTTTATACTTTAATACTACTGATGGCATCATGAAGGTATATGAAGGGTCTACATGGGTGGCAGCATATGCTTCTCTGTCGGGTGCTCTTCTACAGAACAACAACCTTTCTGATCTAGCTAACGTAACAGCAGCACGTACTAACCTTGGTTTAGGTACAGCAGCAACTACAGCATCAACTGATTATGCTACAGCAGCTCAAGGTGCATTAGCAGACTCTGCACTACAATCATTTACAGAAACAGACCCAGTATTCTCTGCATCAGAAGCAGCATCAATTACTTCTACTGACACTACTAACTGGGATACAGCGTATGGTTGGGGTGATCATGGTGCAGCAGGCTATGCTGATGCATCTACAGTTACTACTGCTCTTGCAGGTAAGCTAGATACTACGCATGACATGTCTTTAACATTGTCTGGTGATGTCAGCGGTTCTGCTACATTCACTAACATGGGCAATGCGACACTTTCTGTAACTGTTGCAGATGATAGCCACAATCATACTATTGCTAACGTAGACGGATTGCAAGCTGCGTTAGACGGTAAGGTAGATGATAGTCAGGTACTAACTAACGTTCCTGCAGGTGCAGTGTTTACTGATACAGTTTACTCACACCCTACATATGCAGGTGATGACTTCTCTATTGATACAGGTGCGCTAACAGGTGCTACGGTCATCTCTGACATTGACATCAACGTAACTACTGACACGCTAGGCCACGTAACTGACGCTAATGCTACAGTTGCTACTCGTAACTTGACAGCAGCAGACATTGGTGCTCAACCTGCTGGTACGTACAACACTATCATCGGTACTGATACTGACATTAACACTTCTGGTTCAACCATCATTGATAACATTTACGTTACTGATGGTGTCATCACTAGCATGGGTACTCGTACTCTTACACTGGCGGATTTAGGTGCAGGTTCCTTAGCATCTTTGTCTTCAGTAGGTGCAGCTCAAATCACTGACAACTCAGTTGGTGCGGCTGAACTTAACGTATCTGGTAACGGTGCATCTAATCAGTTCCTGCGTTCTGATGGTGACGGCTCATTTACTTGGGATACAGCAGGTGGTGGTGCTGCATCTTCAACTATTCAGGTATTCACAGCATCAGGTACTTGGACTAAGCCTTCTGGCTGTACCAAAGTTAAAGTTACAGTTGTTGGTGGCGGTGGTGCAGGCGGTGGTACTGACACTTACTTTAAGACGGCAACAGGTGGTGGTGCAGGAGGAACAGCAATAGGATACATTGATGTTTCTTCAGTATCTAGCGTATCAGTAACTGTAGGTGCAGGTGGTACAGGTAATACAAGCACTGGTGGATCAGGAGGAACTTCATCATTTGGTTCTTACTGTTCGGCAACAGGTGGTGGCGGTGGTGAAGGTAGGCTGGCGGCTTCTTCTGGATATGCAGGTGCTGGTGGTGTAGGCGTAGGCGGCACAATTAACATTAATGGCGGAGGTGGTTATGCTACTACGTATGGTAGTGCGGCTGCATCAGGCGAAGGTGGCGTATCGTTTATGGGAGGAGGATCAAGAGGTGCACGTATTAATGGTGCTCGTGTTAATGGCCTTAGTGGCGAGGCTTATGGCTCAGGCGGTGGTGGCGGCTATTCGCTATACGGTGCTCCAAATTACTCAGCAAATGGCGGTGCAGGCAAAGCAGGTGTAGTAATCGTAGAGGAGTGGTACTAATGGATATTCTAATTCAAGACAACATAGCCCATGAGCTATTTCCAGACGGTGCTCCTGAATTACATTCATCACTAGTAATTGTTAAGAACTACGTAGGTGATGTTGCTGAAGGTTGGGACTGGGACGGTACTACCTTCACTGCACCTGTAGCTCCTATACCAACAGCAGACGAGATTCGTGCACAGCGTGATCTACTACTAGCTGAAACAGATTGGGCAGTGCTACCAGACGTTACGGCACCTGCTGGATACCTAGAGTATCGTCAAGCATTACGTGACATTACTGCTCAGGCTGGATTCCCAGAGAACGTTGATTGGCCTATTAAGCCTTAAGGAGTAGGACATGTCTCAGGACATAATTAACTGGGTACTGGGCTGCTTCGGTGCACTACTAGGCTTTGTCATGAAGTCAGTGTGGGATGCGGTTAAAGACTTACAGTCATCTGACAAAGAACTTGCTGATAAGGTTAGCCGCATTGAAGTGCTAGTGGCTGGTGAGTACGTAAAGAAAGAAGAGTTTAATAATATTATGCTTCGTATCTTTGAAAAGCTAGACCACATTGAAAATAAAATAGATAGTAAGCAGGACAAGTAATGGCAGATAAGCGTATCTCTGATAATCCTCCAGTGTATGTCATTAAAGCATCACTGGTACAGTGGTTAATCTTTGGTTCTATTATGTACGCTATTATGTCTATGTCTGCTATGAAAGAACAGTTTGCTGTAGACATGGAAGTACAGCAGCGTCTGTTTAAAGAAGCACAGAAGTCATACTTAGAAGAACAACATAACACTATGTATGAAATCTTAGCCTCTAAACTAAAAGAACTACGAGTATCTTTTGACGAGTCTAACAAACTAACGGAGACAATGTGCAAACCTTAACTAATGAGTACACATGGTTAATATTATTTGTCTTGTCTTACAGCATTACAAGCATTAACACTGGCCGTTCTGCAATACTGCTTTACATTAATGATATTATCTTTTCATTTAGTGGGCTACTGTTTACTGTATTCTTATTTAAACTATCTATATTAACACCGTATGTTGAATATCAGTGGTTAGTTGGTTTTCTTATGGCACTAACATTTAAAGACATACTGCCGTCACTGATGGAGTTTGTAGTTGACGTGACAGAAGCAAAACTACAGGTTATTAAAGAAAAGATTATAGGAGACAAAGCATGAGAATTATACTACTATGGTTAGTTATGTCTGTAGCTATTGTACTCTTAGGTGGTTGTTCAGTGATGGATGCCATTAATCCTTTTGGTGGTGGTACAGATGTCAATGCTAATGCACAGATAGGTGCTGAGAATACGCAACAGATTGTTGCCAATCAGTCAACAGAAGAGATCAATGCTCATTCTGTAATTCAAAATACAATACAAGACATACCGCCTTGGGTGATGATCTTGTTAATATTAGGGTGGCTATTGCCGTCACCAAAAGAAATATTTCATGGTTTATTATACATGATTGATAGATTACTAGGAAGGAAAAAGTAATGGCTGATCCCATGCAGTATACAGGTTACACATATGGCAGTGATCTATACAGACAACCAACAGAGACGCTAGCTGATTACATGCAACGTCTTGCAGCACAGCGTGCTACAGGTGTACTAGGTGGTGGTGGTATGCTTGACACTCCTACACCTATCACTGAGACAGACCCTGTATTGGGTACAGTAACTCAGTCATGTCCTGCAGGCTTTACACTGCAAAATGGAGCATGTGTTCGTATATCACGTGAAAGTGGTATGCCTGACACGGAAGAAGAAAGAAAACCTTTTGCACGTACTTCAGGCAATAAGTTTGGATATGTTGATCCTATGAGTCTTGGTGGTTTGGCTGCTATGATCGTACCTGCTGGTGGACTCTTCCTTGGTTTAAATAATGCTGAAGCTGTAAAGGCTGCACAACAAGCTGCTGGACTAGAGCCTACGGGATTCTTTAATCGTTTAGGTACTAATCCTATTGAAGAATCTATTGGCACTAAAACAATTAACGGAAAAGATTATCAAGTTGCTATTGGTGGCGGAGTTGTAGATAAACCTAGCGTTATTGAAACAGTGTTTGGTAGTTTATTTGGAAGTGATGTTCCGCAAGGAGTGACATCTCTAACACCTGCTGAAGCTATGCGTAGGAGTCAAATGGCTAATTACATGCCTAACATAGCCCAGCCTACAGCAACTACATATCCTGTTACTATGCCAACTAACTTCTTAGCACAACAACAACAAGCACAAGAAGCAGAGTTACAGCGTACTATGGGTATGATGGATACATTAAACCAATTAGAATCTGGTGCTGTTTCTGGTGGTAATTCAGGCTACTACTCTGACAGTTCTGGTAACTACACAGGTGGTGCTGATTACGGTGGTTGGACAGGTGTTACAGCAGACGGTTCTGGCAATGACTGGAATAGTTTTTAATAAATAATACTTGACATTTGCTTAAAAATATGCTACCCTCATCTACGTAGTAAGGACAAACAAAATGACTTATCTTCAAATGGTAAACAACATACTTAAACGCCTTAGAGAGCGTGAAGTATCAACCATTAACGAAAACTCTTACTCTAAACTCATAGCTACAATTATTAATGACGCTAAAGAAGAAGTAGAAGACAGTTGGGATTGGAGTGCACTACGTACTACTATCACTGCTAACACTACGTCTGGTATTTTTAGTTACGAGCTACAAAACTCTCAGAACAAAATTAAAATCCTTGATGTCCTAAATGATACTGATGATATATTCATGAAGTATGCTGATGCACATTGGATGAATCAGATGTTCTTGGCTAATACACCTGAAACAGGCTCTCCGTTCTACTACAGCTTTAATGGTGTGTCGGGTGACGGTGATACTCTTGTAGAAGTATATCCTATCCCTGATGCTACATACACTATACGCTTTAACGTAGTACAGCGTAGTCCTGATTTAACAAATGACAGCGACAACATCTACATCCCACATCAACCAATCCTTCTTCTTGCTTATGCTAAGGCTATTGAAGAGCGTGGTGAAGATGGTGGTGTAGGCGCATCGTCTGCTTATGCTACAGCTAACCGTTCATTGAATGATGCGATTAGTCTTGATGCAATTAAACATCCTGAAGAACTTATCTGGACGACAGTATAATGGCTAAACCTCTACAGAGTGCAAGCGTTGCAGCGCCGGGCTTTTACGGACTAAACACTCAGGAGAGTTCCGTAACCTTGGCAGCAGGCTTTGCACTACAAGCTGACAACTGCGTCATAGACAAGTTTGGTCGTCTTGGCGCACGTAAGGGATGGCAGGTAGTAGCTGATAGTGTATCTAATCTACAAGGTGCACATCGCTTCCTTGACATCAACGGTACAGAATACTTTGGTTGTTGGAACGACACTGGCTTTTATATCTACGATGGATCTGCTACATTGCAGTCTGTTACATACGCTGGTGCTAACACAATCACTACTGGTAACTGGCAAGCAGCTACACTAAACGATGCTGCGTTCTTATTTCAGTCAGGTTACGATGCTGTATTCTTTACTCCTACAGCAGGTCAAATTACTGACGTAAAGGATGAAGGACATGGTGTTGTACCGCAGGCTAACACTGTCCTGTCTGCTTACGGTAGATTGTGGATAGCTAATACTGCTGACAATAAAACAACAGTATGGTGGTCTGATCTACTAGACGGTACTAACTTTGGTTCAGGTACTGCAGGTAGCGTAGACATCTCATCTGTACTAGTTAACGGTAACGATAGGATTACAGCACTAGGTGCACAGAACGGTAACTTAATTATCTTCTGTGAACGTAACATCATCATCTACGGTGACAAGACTTCAGGTGAAACACTAGATCC